TTACAACGCACTCAGTACAAAATTCTCGTTCGTAAAAATGTACTCGAAATATTTGCTGTTAATTGTGCTGTGCCAGCGCCAGCGCAATCCCAATTTTTTCCCGTAGAAAGATGAATAATCCTGCTGTTGGACTTTAAAGTATTGATACCCCGCGCTTGTATTCCACCCCATGAATGTTTGTCTGTCGAGGAGTGTGGGGTTTGATGTTTGTAATGTCCGGTATGCCCCTGTGCTAGGGATTAATGCTGACGAACTGCCACTGTCGTATTTCACGCCTATAGCTGTAGGCTGGTTTGAGCCAGTAGAAAACATATCAACAGGGACGACCTCCCCCGTATCTACGACGATGTAGTTGTAGTACGACCAATCCACATCCGTTCCAATACTGTCTAGATTACTCAGCAATGGGATTCGAACACTATTCGCAATCCACGACAGGCGGTTTGTCGTTTCAGATGCATTACCCTGCGTCAATGTAAGTGTTGTGGCATTAGCGATATCGTAATATGCGGATGGATCTTCATATTCTGTATCGTCGGGGAATACCTTTTTAAACGTCCCTCCGTCATTAATCCATGCAGCGATAACAGATTTAAACGTACCGCTGCCATTGATATTCAGCGCGGAAACCGGGGCGAAAACGCCCACGGAAGTTTTGCGATAAATTGGCATTATGCCTCCGTTTGATACCACATGTGACCCGCTGCATAACCGCTGGCGTCGGCCGGCGCAGCGTCAGTCGATATCGTGTAGCTCACGCCCAGGTTTTCGCGCGACACTGCGGCATCTGCCACGTCTGACAGATTGTTTTCGACGGCAAGAAAATCCCCGCCTGATTGCTCCCATGCTCCAAATGCCTGCGTTGCTATGTCGATACAGTAGCGGTGATAAACGTCCGTTGTGTTGTACGGGTAGTAAATCTGCCGTATACCCGTTGCCGTCGTTTTGATGACATCCAGCATGCCGGCCAGCGCGACCGGGTAATTTCGCGCAAGCGTTGCGTTGCTCGTCAGCGACTGGAATTTCCGCCCAGGGGAAACTACGGTGTTCAAGTCAGTGGTGCCGAGCGATTCCGTGGACTGCGGCACGGCACCGACATCGCCAGCCGTCAGACTGTCTTTTGTGGCTAGGTCGCCCATGTCCAGATGACCCCGCGCTTCCGCCTGTGCCTCCGGGCCATTGGCGGCGATTTCGGAGAGGTTGTTTTCAATCTGGAGATAGACTTCCGGCACTTCCTCTTTTGTTGCCGTAATTGTTACTGATGCAGTGACACCGGAATTCGCACCGGTCAGCGATAACGTCGCCGTGCCTGCTCCGCTAATCGTTAAGGTGCCGTCTGACGCCAGCGTAGCAATCCCATCATCGGATGATGACGGGTTTATGGCTTCAGTGTACCCGGCTGGAGAGTACGTGATGGGGACAGTGTAAGTGTTACCCACCAGCAGTTCAGTTGGCACCGAACCGATGCTGATGGATGTCAAATAAACACGCTGCGTCACTATCGCAGTGGATGTTAATCCGGTAGATAAATTAGCAATGATTGTCTGCGTGCCGCTCTGTCCGGACAAGGCTGTGTACAGGCCGTTGCTATCAATGCTGCCCAGCGCTGGATCGGAGACGGTCCATGACACCGGATAGCCAGCCGCCAGTGCTGCTGGCAGGACTGTGCCAGTAAACTGCCTAGTAGTCCCAGCGTTAACCGTAACCGTGGCGGGCGAAATCACCAGCGCCGTCGGAGTGGTACTACCGGAGTTTTCGGACTCAGCCTGATCGGTTTTGATGATGTACATGGCGGCGACGTTCGTCGGACGGGTTTCGTCACCAATCACACCCGGATCGTTGACAACTCCATCATAATCACTTCCGTCATTTGTGTAATACCACGGGTTGTTATAATCGTGTTTCCCAGATCCAACCTTATTCCACCCGTTAGTTTTACCAAACCCATCGTTTTGCCGATCCACGCCCCATGATGTGACATGTTTATGACGCTGAACGCAGCCATTCTGGTAGGTATTAATTCCCCGCCCCGCATCCAGCGTACTGCCGTTAGACCAAGCGCGTACGAACCTGCCGCGATAATCTGGCAACACGCCACTGGGATAAATCAACGCGAGTTTCGGATTATCCTCAACATCGAAGCTCTGCCCGTTCAGCTCCAGCCACCCGTCGGGCGGTGTCGCGCTCGGCCACATGATGATACCGCCCACGGGCAGCAGATACGGCGTCAACGCGGTTTTTAGTTGATCGTCTAAATAACTGGCGCCGGCGTGCAGTCTGCGCGGGGTGATGACCTGCTCGCTACCCTCGCCCGCGATCGCCTCCGCTTCGGTGGACTCGCGCTGGATGTAGGGTTGCCACTTCGTTGCGTCGGCGCCCGGCGTCGCCGTGTTGTTGCCGACGAGAGACAGATACAGCGCGCCGTTGTAATCGACGACAACGCCAGCATCGTACGCAAACGCTGCGCCGTTGTTGTTCGCCGGCGTAATCCACTCTGGATAGGCGTTTGTCTGGTACTGACGAATCGCGCCGGTGATTGCGTTCAGCACCGTATTCATTGCTTCACGTTCTACCGGCTTCGCGTTGGCGTCGACAGGCGGATCTTTGGCGTAGTCCGGTCCCCACCCTAATGGATAGCTCACGCTGCCGTCACTGGCGGCGGTTTCGGGAATAGCCTGGGTATCGCCGGACGACGCGAACGGCACACGGAAGAATTTCTGATCCATTTATTGAACTCCAGAAATGAAAAAAGCCGCAAATGCGGCCATTGGGATGTTTGATAATGGTTTTATAGTGATTAATCCGTTACTTCCACGCTTCTGGAATGCTGGCGTAATCACTCAGGGCCGTACAGTTATACAGAGCGCCCGATGTGCTGGTGACGTTCGGGAATTTTGCGATGAATTCCAGCCCAGAGCCCGTCAACTTCGTACAGCCGTAAAATATTTGGCTTACGTCCGTGACATTTGGATAACTCGCATCCGGGAATATCTGATTGAGGTCGCTGGTCAATGCGGTACAACCATAGAACAGCTTGGCGAGTATCTGCATATTGGAACATGCAGCAAACGCACCTGAGCTGACTGTAGCCAACGAAGTACACGCCATCATATAGGCAGTCAAGTTAGTCCGATCTGTGCCCAGCCGGCTTAATGCTGTCAGGCGCGTTAGATAAGAATAATAAGGGGAAGGATAAGCCTCAGTACCGTATGAAAATTTGACCGTATTGTCATAAGTGACCATTTTCATTGAACTGGTAGCAACAGCGCCTCCAAGAGCCACAACGGAGAATCCGAGTGTTCCTGATGTGGTTTCTGCATCATTATCAACCATGCCAGCTACATTAGATAGTGAACTGGTTACGAATGTGCGGCCGGTATATGTCGCGCCATTCCTCTCCATGCTGATAATGTCATTAAGATTGGGCTTATTCGTCATGAAAAAACCGTGGTATCTGGTTCCAGACCATGAACTCGGCTTGGGATGGCTCATTTTCCATTCGATTATATAAGCTCCGAGTGGAATAACTTCCGTTGCAATAGTTGACGAATTAACCGCCAATATTCCAGCAATCGTTGTTGATGCCGTCGTAGTAAAATCCAATTCTGAATTGTATGGATAAGTATAATTTCCATCGTCATCTGTAATTACAGTAACGATCGACGTTGTCCCGTCTACAGTAATCGAGAGTGAAACAGTTAACCCTGCGACAGAATATTCTCCCGTCGATTCCGTCACCTTACCGGAAATAACATATTCACCACCACCGCCAGAAATAACCAGTGTGATAGTTCCCTGCGGAGTTGGGAAAAATTTCCTGAACGCGTCGCCGTCTTTAACCCATGCAGCGCTGGCTGTTTTGAACACCCCGTTTTCACTGGCATGCATCGCTATTGCCTTGACGTGTTTTCCAGATGCATTTTTGCAATATAAGGTCATAACTACGACTCCATCTGTATCCAGATATGCCCGTCAATATATGTGCTGGCATCTGTCGGCGCCGCATCTGTCGAAATAGTGATTTTATTCACTATCAACTGTGCCGCCTCAGTTGCTGCCTCCGTGGCCGCTGTTTGAGCGGCGTTATGTGCCGTCGTCGCAGATGCTGCCGCCTCGTCTGCAGCTGTTTGTGCGGCGCTCGATAACGTCAGTACGCTGGCCGCACTGGCCGCTGCGTTCTGCTCTGATGTTGCCGCGGCGGTAGCGCTGTTCGCTGCTGCGGTGGCGCGCCCAGAGGCAGAGGTTACATAACTTGCAAGCTCGTCGGCACGGTCGGCAGTGGCCGTATCCACCATCGTCTCGATTAGTGATGAAAGATTGTTGGTGGTTTGCGTCGCTGCTTCCTCCGCTGCCGTCTGCGCTGCATTGCCAATCGACCCCTGTATACCATCCAGTGCTGTTTGGGCGGATGAGGCGCTACTCTCTGCGCTGGAAGCGGCCGCCTGGGCGGTAGTGCTGTACCCGGATAGTTGGCTCTCAACATTGGCCGCCGCCTGCGTTGCCGCGGTCTGGGCGGCCTCAGTAGCGGCTGACGATGCAGCATTCTGCGCTGCGCTCGCCGATGCCAGCGCATCGCTGGCGGCAGTGGTTGCCGTCGTTGCTGACGTTTCCGCGTTGGATGCGCTGACTTCTGCCGCTGATGCCTGCGATCCTGCGTTGCTGGCAGCGGACTGTGCATCAGAAACATAGCCCTCAATTTGAGCTTCAACGTTTGATGCTGCAGCGTTAGCCGCCTGCTCTGCGGCGCTGGCTGCTGCAGTAGTCGCGGCATCTGCTGCCGCCGATTGTGCGGTTGCGGCAGAGTCAGCGGCGGAGTCAGCGGCGTTCTGGGCGTTAGTAGCAGACACAGCGGCATTTTCTGCCGCATTTTGCGTGGCAGTAGAATATTGGGACAGTTGGCTCTCAACATTCCCCGCAGCTTGCGTTGCCGCAGTCTGGGCTGCACCGGTAGCGGCCTCTTGCGCCGCATCCTGTGCTGCGGTTGAAGCTGCGTTGACAGCAGTATTGGCTGCATTTTCGGCTGCCGTGGCTGACGCGGACGCGGTAGAGGCCGCGGTCTGAGCGTTAGTGACATATTCCGACAGTTGAGACTCAACATTCGATGCGGCCTGCGTAGCCGCGCTGGCTGCTGCTTCGGTCGCAGCAGTAGCCGCCGCGTCCGTGGCGGCAGTCTGAGCTGCATTGGTAGCCGTTTCCGCTGCAGTCGTCGCAGTGTTCGCCGCATCCGTCGCCGTGCCGGCCGCCGCCGTAGCGGTAGCCGCGGCTTCCTCTGCTGTATCAGCCGACGTGGACGCTGACGTGGCGGAGTTCTGCGCGCTGGCGGTGTACTCGGTTAGTTGCGCTTCAACTGCGGCGGCGGCGATGGCAGCCGCTGATTCTGCCGCCTCATCAGCCGCCCCCTGAACCACGGATTCAGCCTGTGCGGCTGCGGTCTGCGCCTGAGTGGCGGACGCGGACGCGGTAGAAGCTGCATTTTGGGCGCTTGTTGCAGCGGTTTCGGCCTGCGTGGCGTGGGCCTCCATTAAATCATCCACTGTGGACACGGCGTCAGCGGCGGCAGTTGATGCCGCGCCCTGTGCAGTGGCCGCACTGGTGGCCGCAGCCTGCGCGTAGTTGGCGGCGGTAGTGGTGTAATCGGCTACCTGATTAACCACGTTCGCCACAGCATTGATAACAGACGTTTCCGCCTGTTCGGCATACTCCCTGGACTCATTGCGCGATGTTGCGGCGGATGATGCGGCGCTGGCAGCCGACTGGTATGATGCCGCTGCCGCGTTCACATAAGCATTCAACTGCTGGGAAATAGTAGACGCAGCTTCTTCTGCGGCCTTTTCCGCTGCATCCGCAATCGCGCCGCCGTCTATCTGGTTTTTCAACCACTGAGTGCGGTTCGCCAGCGCCTGGGCCTGTTCGTTTGATGGCCCGATATCAGTGCCGTCGAATCCCCTAACCGGCGTATCCAAATCCAGTCGCAGCACATCCGCCGTAAATTCTGCGGTTTCAGTCAGATTAGCCATCTCAACCCCTATACGTGTATAGACCGTTGTACGTCACGGCCCCGTTAAAAAAAATGTTCGTAATCACCTCGCCGCTTTCCACGTTTTCCCATTCACACAACGGCGTTAATACCTGGGCGCGAGCCACAACGGTGAAATCATCGCCAACATTGAGCATAGTGCTGAACTGTCCACCGGCATCCGTAACCAGCCGCTCGGTTACTGTCGAATCATCAGATAGCGTGTAAATCAGCGTGATATCCACGTCAGACACGACAACGCCCGCGCTCGCCGTTAGGGCGCCGGACAGCATACCGTTAGCGATCGTGAGCGTTAATTTCAGGTTGGTGTAAAACTGGATGCCATCTCCATGCCAGAACGGCGCGCGAAAATTGGCGTAATGTGGGCCGAAGCCGAAAGGTTTATATGTCAGGAATCGTGCGCTACGCAGTTTCACGCCCTGCGGGCGCGGTATCAGATCGTAATCGGCGACGAGTTTTTGCGAACCAATATCCAGATATTCGAAAAACACCGGGCGCATGGTCATGTCCTGGCCGTCGAGTATCCTCGCCTCAGTATCAAGGATATAGTTCATCGCCGTCGCCACATCGTCGATGGTGGCAATACTGTTATTTTTGTAAATTTTGGACTTAATCATCCGGCGAAACAGCTCATCACTCACCGCCGACGACGAACAGGTGGGATAAAATGTCCCTACCGGCCGCTTGCTGTATCCGGCGATGCGCCCGCAGATATCTAACTGTTCGCCCTCGGCGTTATCGATGTCCAGAATCGCTTTTATCTTGGCGATTTGCTCCTCTATCTGAGCCTGGGCGATGGTGGGTAACGTCAGCAGCAGTGCGATCAGTTTAGGCGCGTTTTTATATTGCCAGTAAATCCGCGATTCGACCTTTGCATTATGATCCATACGTTATCTCAATGTTGTCAGCGTTGAAAACACCCAACTGATAAAACGCCAAGTCCAGCAATGTATGGGTGATATCACTGTCGCTGGTGCCGATCAGAATACTGCCGACGTAATCATCGTTGCCCACGATTTTGTTTATCGGGGTGTACAGCCGACCAGCGGCGACGTCCTCGCCGATCCGGAATCCAGTTTTTGCAAACCCGGACGTTTCGAGGAAACCGTAAACCGAATAATCGACAATGGCGGCCTTGATATTGTCGTCGTCAGCGCTGGATAGTGATTCGGAAACGATCGCCACTTTGACGTGGATGGAAACGTATTCCGGTCGGAAAAACGTTGCGTTAAATGGTTGTTTCTTGACAGGGGTGGTAGTGTCCACACTGGTTTTGTTCGGGATAGTAGGGTTATACCGGTTCAGCCCGCATCCGGGATTTTTGTTGGTCGCTAGAGCCGCTACGATATCCTCCTTCGTACCTCCATCAATAAAAATCGCCATCGAGTGCGCCAGCACACCATTGCTATCCGGCTCCGAATCGGGGTTTTCGTAGATCTTCACCTGCTTTACGCTGTCCAGATTAACCAACGCGGCGTAGATATTATCAACCTGGTTGTTGCCGGGCAGCGCCACTGACTCATTGCGCCGTATGCGGAATGCGTCATCAGTTTCTTCATCGGTACCCAACGACGCCGCGTCAAGATTGGTTACTGACGTGATACCACCGATCGGCGTCGCGATGATCGAAAGATTGTCGCTGTTGGCGCCCTGCGCGCCCGCAGTCGTGCATGTCGCGTTCACCGTAGCGATGCCGCTGTTGTCAGTTGCTACCGTCGTATCCGTGGCCCACAGCATATTAGTGACACGGTTTCTTACCAGAGTACCCGCCGGGATCTCCACCAGTGCTGTACCGGTGAAAACCACGGTCGCAGTGGAAAAGGTCGCATCCTGCCGAGTGATGCCAGCGAACGCCGCAATGCGATCGAGTTGCTGGCCGATCGCTGAATTTGGGTCGACTGAATGGTAGGCGTTGATTACCTCCTCATCCAGATTAGCCAACGTTTCGCACCACGCTGCAATAACGAGCCCATCCGGCGATTCCGGGTTGATATTCCACCCATCGTCAATATCCAGATAGCGCTGGCGCATCACGGTTAAATAGCTGTTTAGCGTCGTCCCTGTTGCACCGTCTTTTGTGATTTCAGCCATTAAATGATTTCCTCGTTAAACAGCAGTTCGAACCGTTCGTTATTGATATCCACCAGCGACGCATAAATAGTGATTTTTCGGGTTTTCTGGTCGATATCGAATTCGAACTGATTAATGCCGACAACACCCGGTGCGGTCAAAATCCGCTGCTTGATGTTCGCCGCGGCTATGTCTACCTGCGTTTTACCTAAAATGCGCTGAAACCACGGCGTTCCCTCTGTCACATCAAGGAAGTATTCACCCAGAAATAGCCGCAAGCGCCTGATGATCCCTTGACGCGTTGCCTCTTTTTCGGTCGCGAAGTGGTCACCGTGCGTGACGATATCGCCGTCTGTAAAGTTACGGATCATGATTAGCGCCCATAAAAAAACCCGGTTCAATGACCGGGTGATGATTTGGATAGAGTCAATTACTGAGGTTCGTTGGTATTGCTGAATCCACGCTCCACACCGCTATGAACGTGATCGCTGCCGATGTTGGTACCGTTGTGCGTCAACCCGCCGGAGGTGAGTGTCAATGTCTGTCCGCCAACTGTCAGCGTAATTCCACCATCCGTCAGGTGAATGCGTACCGATCCGTCGCGGTTGCTCATACCCATACCGGACGTTGGAAGTTCGGGAATAGCTGTTTTCAGGGAGCGATAACCCGGCGAGAAAAACGCGTCACTGGCGCTGAACATTTCCGGCCCCATCGGAGGCGCCGGACCGCCCATATCCAGCCACGCATCTACTGAGCGCTGGCTGAAATGGATGTAACCCTCCGTACCTGATGGCAATTCATGAAAAACCATCCAGTCCGGCGATCCAGAAAACCGCACAGGAACGTTAACCAGCAGCGGTAGCGTTTGAACTGTCCCATCATTCATTCTGCGTTGAATGCCGCATTCAACTTGCGCTCGCTGGGTATCTGGGTTGTAAGCAACAACATGTCCAGGCATGCCGATCATCAACCCACCAATCATATCCATACCAGCAGATTGAATAGCTGAAAATAACGGATTTGTACTTTTCATTGCGCTGTTCTCCATTGGCAACGAAACGTCGTTCGCCAGTCGTCATTCCAGAAATCGCCCTGATGCGTAATTGACAGCACACGAAACGATCCTGTTCGACGCGGAATATCGGCCATTTCGTTCAGCCCGGTGTTGTTCATGTCACTGTTATTAATAGTCCAGAAATCGGAGCGGATTTTCAGCAGATCACCGGGGTTAATGATGTGGTTGAGTCGAGCATCAACCTCCAGATCCTTTTGATACCAACGCGGGTAACTCTCCATGCCGTTATTGGAGTTGAGTTCGTACGTGGTTGGCCGCGTGGCTCCGTCACGAATGAGTGTGGTTTTGGTTTCCGATAGCAGCCAGTCATAGCGCCACGCCACTTTCATGGCGTTAAGAAAGTTCCTGCTTGATGTGTGCGGCAACGTGTAGCCGTGATTGAAGGTGGGTAGGTCGGAAAAATCGCCCACGATTTCGATCGGTAAGCCAAATGATCGCGCCACGTCCCGCAATATTTCTATTGCCTGCGTTTTCTCCCCCCACGTTTTCCCTATGGTTGCATCAGACCAGACCTTGGACCAGCAATTGAGGCGAAGATAAACGCTAACATCATCACGGCCAACCTCGACGCTGTTTATCTGCCCGCTGAATATCTCACCCGACGATTGCTCATAACCAGCCGTCAGCCTGACCGTACCGAAACGCTGCCGGTTTTTATCGAATTTCTGTATCAACTGCCGGAACTGACTGGATACGCCATAAACCATAATCATGGCTGTAGCTACCTGATTCATCGGCGTATTGGTAATCAGAAACTTTACCTGCGTGGGTGGCTCACAAGTCAGTTTGTTACCTTCTGCCGACGTAATTTCAAGGTTATACGTTCGTCCGAATAATCTAGTCATCTGGATACCAGTTCAGGTTATTGGTGACGCCCAGGTTAGCTAATGTCGGCGTCTCGCCTTCCAACACGATTTTACCAATATCGGTATTCAGTCCCGCCAGCAAATTTATGCCGACATGCAACGCCCGCCCCAGCGCAATAGGCGCGTTATCCGTATCCCGGATGTCAACAACGAAATAGCCATACCGGGTTAACCAACGAACGTTAAACCGCAGCAGTGTATCGTTGAGGTTCGAAGTAAACGAAAAATCAGCCAACCCGCGTGCGAGTGGAATAGTTTTCATTGCGGTGTCACCTCACCTAAGTTGGCGTTAGCTTGCCCTTGCGTTGACGCTGTGTCGCCAGCGGGCAAATTGCTGTTGGTTGTTGTCGCGCTGCTATTGCTGTCCTTTATCAGCAGGGACCGCATTTCGACTACGATCTCTTGACCGCCCTCGTTTTCCTTGCTCTTCTGCACTCGCGTATTGGTGATGATCATGTTGTCGTAGGACGAATTAACGCCAACCACCGTCAGAATACGGTTGTAGCGTTGCAAGCTCCTGATCTGCACTAATGCCGTCTCTGAACGCTGGCGTCCTGATGCTGCAAACATCAAACAGGCAGAGGCAGCCAGCCCAGCTAATGCTGCCGTTCCACCACTCAGAAGTGAACCCGCAGCCCCAACAGCTACGCCAGCACCAATACCGGCAATACCTGAAAGATCTCCCGCCTCATCCATCAATGCCTTTACTGGGTTATCAGAGATAGCGACCGTCATCGTGACCGTCATTGGGCGCGTTACGGCGTTATCGTTCGCCGTCTCACCGGTTTCCAGCGGATATTCGCTGACGTCCGTACGTAATTCGCTAGACTCCGCCAGTATCGCATCAAAAAAAATCCCGCCGATTTCTGGGCGGGATTTGTTAAATATTCCGACGACCGACATGATTACCACCCGTTTCTGTTAAATGACCGCTCCAAATTCTCCCCGGCGGTCATTAGTGCATTTGCAACTGAGTCCTGAACCTGCTGCTCATTAAGGCCCAACCCGGAAATATTAAGTTCCACATACTGCGTAACGCTGCAGGGTTGTGATGGCTCGGAACGACTGAACGATGGGTTATAGGGCGCGGTATTACGCTGATAACTGTAGTCCGATAAGTAATACTCTTCCATTTCAGCCGCGCTACGTTTGGGCTGCGCATACGGCGACGATGGCAATGACGCCCACACACCGCCGAGATTATTGGTAGCATCCATGAAATTACCGCTCAGAACGTTATCAAGCTGTCCGGCACGCTGAATAAGCCACAACGCGGCCAGATCCTGGCTTTGCGGCGAGAAGTCATTTAGCCCCAGCGCAGCCGCAGCCTCATCCCATGATTTTTGCGTGAACTGGTAACGACCTACCGCAGAGGTTTTATTCCATGTTCCATCCGTCTGTTGGAAGCCCTTTAACTGACGTGGGTGATCGGATAAGTCGGCAATCTGCCCGCCGCCAGACATCGTGTGATAGCCAGAATTCATGTACGCGCTGGTGCCTTCGGCGCGGGATATTGTGTCGAGGTAGGATCTGGCGTTGGGATTGTTTAGCGCGGGATATAACGGACTGTTCCCCGGTATATCCATTGCCACAGGGTTAGGCTGTAATGATGGGGATACCCACTTCCCGTTAACCCAGCGCCCTTTCCCATTCCCTATTATCGCGCTACCAAAATCACCTATTCCTTGTGCCGTCCTTATGTTCTGGAAATAATCACTTTTACCAAAAATGCTATTCAGAAAGCCATCAACCAAAGGTTCAGATGTAACCGCGAGCGCGGCTGGAAGTAATGCGCCACCCGCAACAGCAGATCCCGCACGCCCAACTATGGCAGACCTTACAGCACCTTCCCCCCCTTTTATTCCAAGCCCAAGAATTTTTTTCCCTACCCCTAACGCAGCCCCTGTACCAATTACTCCAGCCGCGCCGATCATTGCCTCCGAAATTACAGGGTTGGCATGGATAAAATCATTTATCACTTCGAGGAACGAATTAACTATGGGTAAAAGCTTACTCCCCAGTGAGTAGGCGATATTTTCAAAGTTACGCGCCAACGTTGCCATTTGGTCATTGAAGTCCTGAGCAACTTTCGCCAACTTCGGATCTATTTCTGGCGTCATGGCATTTGACATATTCATGCTTTCACGGAAATACTTGCCACCATATTTACCAAGTCTGGCTATATCGTCATTTTCTGTTATCCCAACACCTGACTGTAAATAATGCCTTTCATATTGGTTCATTGAGCCATAGGCATTAAGGAAATATTCTGTTGCGGCCTCATTTCCCTGGGTTTTTGAAATTCTCGTTAGCTCTGCTGGCAGAAACTTGGAACTCATATACGCATCGCCAGACAGTTGCCCAAGCTCATGGCGGCGAACAATGTCAGGAATTAATTGCGCCAAACGTTGACCCGATGCCACTGGATTCGCAGAACCAATACGGCACATAGCAAATTCAAGTCCACGAATCTGCTTAACAGTAAAACCTGTAATATCAGACAAGCGTTTTAATTCGTTATAGGAGGATGCGACGCCAGCAGTCAAAGCCTTGAAGCCCATATCCACGCCAGCAACATCGGCAAGTTGAAGCATTCCATCGGTGATGCTCTTTATCGCACTTGCGCCTTTCTGGAATGATTTTGCATCGATTACCAGTCCAAGCGAAACCAGCAAAGAATCAATGGTTCCTGAGTTTTCCGCCATTTATTTTTCTCCAGGCATTAAAAAACCCGCGCTTGGCGCGGTCACATTTTCTTTGTGTCTCACATATACTCAAGCACGGTCATTTCGCTTAATTGTTCTCTGCAATTTAAGACAACACCACCTATGCTTGAATAAATAAAACCAACCAAAATCTCTTTATATTCACGTTATACTAACGTTACATAGTCTTTATCGTGGTAATACACATATAGAAAATCTTTTTACACACTTCAAAAGATTCAATTCTTTCCATACCACGTTCTGAACTGAGTGTTTCCGGCCTCTTATCCGAAGATACTAGCTTTCTTATATATTCAATATTCGCGTGAACTTCACCAACGAATGGATTTCTTGATAGGTCGAATGAATATATTTTCCTTCGGTTGTAATTAAATCCGTAATCTACTACATACTACAATCCTTGCCCTCCACAGACGGACCTATGGACAAGTTATCGGCAACTGTCGAAGTCAGTCTATCAGCAACAAAGAAACCCGCGGTTTATCAGAATCTCGTTATGCAACATAAGATAATAATAAGAAAATATTTGACAAAAAATCTTATTTTATTACAATTAGCTTATATTGAAACGGTATGGCTCTTCAAAAACTGAGGGATTATGCTTCAAGTTAGTTGGTCAAAACGGGCATTAAAACAACTCGGAGCGATTGACACCAGATACCGGAAACGCATCAAGGAAAAAGTAGGCGAATTGACCGGCTTCCCTGATGTGAAACTGGATCTGAAAAAGCTCGAATCATCTGGCAAGCAGTATCGGTTAAGGGTTGGCGATTACCGCATCATCTTTGAGTTAATCGACGGCACACCGCAAATTTGCGAGATACTCGAAGTCAAGCGCAGAACGTCAACAACATACTGAGGCGGGGAAACCCGCCTATCCCTAAGCTGAAAGAGATTTCGCCAACCGAAATTAAATGTTGGAGCGACTATGAGCATACAAGTTATACACGACAAAAACGGCAACCCTGAGTACGCAGTGGTTCCATACGAACTGTATCAACGTCTGATTGCCAATGCAGACGATAACGCACTTTATGAAAGTGTTCCTTACGTATCTGACGACGACGATGACGTTACCATTCCTCATGAAGTGGTTAGCATTCATATCGATCAAGATGTGAGCATACAAGCCGCGTGGAGAATTTTACGAGGGCTGTCACAACAGGAAGTTGCTAAAGCACTCGGCATTACCCAAGCCGCAGTTTCTCAACTGGAATCACCTGACTCAAGACCACAGAAACGCACCAGAAATAAACTGGCAGAATTATATAACTGCAAGCCAGAACAGTTAATTCTTTGATATATAGCCCGGCGTGCTGGGCTACTCTTTTCCTAACTACTTTCTTGCGCATGCGCGATAACAAGTTTGCTGAAATTAATCACATGTTCCCCCTTTGCTGACTCAAGGTGTAGACACTAGAAAGCCCCGATGTGCCACAAGCACTAGGGGCTTTCGCTTATCTGTTCCCCCGCGTTCACAAGGGTATTATTTTTCAATCCTCCAGTCGGTTTCCCGACCATTTTCCATAATTGAAAAGTGGTAATCAGTGGAAGGGTTCAATGGATTATGACTTCGCTTTTTCCCTGGCACGTTCGACGCTCTCGAACACCTCTTCAATCACGGCGTGCATGGCTTGTACATCATCAATGGTGTAGGTGCCGTCGAGCATGTCAGACCATTTAGCCAACGGCGGGCAAGCATCACCCGCTCCCAGGCACGGACGCCAGAGAAACCAATCTATTCCGCTATTGTTTCGCTCACTATCGCGCTTGAGCCGCTTTCGCTCCCTGCGCTGAGCGTCCAGAAAGGGCCGATGTTTTCCTTTAGAACTCGCCCAAGCAGCAACAGATAGTTTTGAATCTGGTCTTGGAACAGGTTTTCGGCCACCGGGATGCTGTCGGTGTCACGCACAATTTTACCGTTTTTAATGCACAACTCTTTTAGCCGATTGAGCGACAGAGCATCAGCACTGGCAAGCGCCACGGCCAGCCCCATATCAGACGAGCCTTCGCCCAGCACCGGTAATATGCCGCTTTTAGTGACAATCTGTAGCATTTCCAGTTGGTCCTTTGCAGACGGTGTGGCGCCATGATATGTCACACCGTCGATTTCAACTTCTATTCTGCGTCCCATCTATTAGGTTTCCTCGCTATCTGCAAATTCAAAAATGAACTGTTCATCCGAAACACTGGTTTTACCGCCGCGTGTTGCTGATCCACGATTGATCATCACTCCATCGAATCCTGCAAAGTACTCATCGGATCCGGTTTGGAAAAACGTGAACGTTGCGTCTACGCCGGTTTTTTCTACGGTCAAAATTTGCCGTACCTGGTCAGAACCAGGCATCAAGTTGATGGTGAGGCGTTTGGGTCGTGTCTGGTTATCCAGGCGAACAGAAGTTTTACCCATGCCGCGTTTCAGCGTGGCGCGCGGCTCCAGTTCTTCAATCGTAATCGGGGGGTCCGTATCGCCGAAATCGTCAATAGGGATGCCAAATACCGTAAGGTTGGCGCCATCTGCACCATACCGTTTCATTGTCATAGTATGTTACTCCACAGTGATATTGATTTCGGCTACATGGCCAGCACGCGCCAGAATGACCAGAACTGAGATAGGCGGATAAGTGCGCTCTTTGCGCTGACTCGAGGTTAGGTCGATCACGTCCTCGGGCGCAGAGCGCAGCACAAAACCGAATTGCGCTGTTTTTGTCTCGCCATCGTTAGAATCGACATACGAGCCAGTACCCAGTACGCCGTTGTCATAGAACCGTTTGCAGGTGGCAGATACAGTAGACAGCAGCCCAGCATAATCCCTCGGCGTCAGCGCGCGTTTTGAACCGGCGTTTGCGATGTAGTTGTAGCCATCTACCTGAATATGGTTTTTCAGCACGTCAAGATTGATTACATCATCAATAAATTCGCCGTAGGACGACATCGATTTACTGTTGATGACCCGGCTGTTGTCAGTTTCTCCAGCCAATTCAATTTGAGTGAAGAACACCGCATTTTTGGCTTTCAATGCATTGTAGGCGCTCGTAGCGAGATCATCGCCACTGATACCCGGCAGCACCTGATATTCACCAGTAATGGAGGTGTTGGTGCCAGTCGGGCGGAATTTATGGAACGCTGCCGCCAGTTGAACCATTGCATACGCCTGTGATGCGTCAGCGGTGATGGATGCTGTTGATTTGTACCCTGCGAACACATGGCGATTACCTTTGGCTTTCAGCGTAGAAATCACATCGGTCGTATCGTTCTGGTCGATAATCGCGTCAGTACTGAACGTGAACCAGAGCGGGTGCGATGTGGCATCCGACCAATCTGCCAAATCAGGAAGAATTGCTGTCGTCACATCGGCGTTTTTGAAAAAATAGTGATAGCGCCAGAGGCGATCGTTCGCACCGTTAATGATTTCCAGCAGCGTATCGGTCTCATTCTTCATCCATACCGTGATAGTCGGCGGTTTCGGGATGTTGGCAAAATAGCGCGTAGCAATGCTGTAAATGTCGCTGCCAGTCTGGAAATCTGCGGCAATGTCAGTCACGGATCCGTAATCTCGGTAGGTGTCAGCCGCAAACGTCGCGCCTTGCACCAAATCAGCTGCATCAGCAAAAACCAATGCGCTGGAAAAATCTGCATATCCCAGCCCTGCCGGAGTCAGCAGCAGGTTTACCGGGATGATATTATCAACTGGATAGGCCATCGGGATGTTTACCCCTCATTAGTTAAGTTGAACATGGAACCCTGCGGCGCGCAGCAGTTCATAGGAAATGGTGTGCTCGATAAATAGGTAAATGTCAGCCTGCCAGCGTGGTTGGATATCTGCCTGAATAATTTCGGTAAGATTCCGGCATGCGCTGACGTGGCGCCAGGCTATTTGGTTTCGATAAAGGAATTCACTGACGGGCTGGCGAAAATTGGCGTTATGCAGTCGCATGATTGCCGTATCCGCCCCCTCGTTGAAGGTGTCCACTGATACCATAAACTCCACTGACGTGGAGACGGTTTCGCGTAAGTCCTGCCACTGTCCCAGGGCTAGATCGGCTTCTTCCGTTGCCACGATTAACTCGCGCTGCCGCTGTGACCAGCCATAGGCACGGATGGGGATCGGTTTGTAGGTTGCGTATAGACCGGTGGGCGCATCGAGCCCCTGGTCGGCCAGAATGACCGTATCCACGCCGGACGACATCGCCACCAGTTCCTGAAACACGGAGTACAGTTGGTCGATGCTCTCCATTAGCCTGCCCCCCGATATCGTTCCACCACCGTGCGGCAAAAATTACACCACGACCGGTTATCGCACGACCGCACTCCGCCGGTAATGGGAGAATTGAACGTTGAATCGATATGGCCGTGTATATCTATATCGTTGCCGAACATCGTCAATCCTCCACGACATGGGTGATCTTGCCTTTGAAAATACCGTGGTTGATTATCGGCGTAGCGGACCCTTTTTGCTTAATTGTGGAATCGGCGTTGGCTGGCTGAATCCCCATCTCAATAGCCTCCTGACAGTATCCCGCCGCCCGCGAACCAATCTGGTCGAGCATTTGAAATGCGGTGATTTCCCCACGCGTCACGGCTCCGGTCAGCGCTCGGAAAGCTTTTTTGATATCGTCGCAATTCTGACGAATCGGAACCCGTAAAAACGAACGCTCAGGAACTCGGCCGTCAGCGGTTCCAAATTCTTGTACCGCCCCAATAACCGCGATCGGCGCACCATCCTCATAATTGCCTGAACCAGCAGGCAACCCCACTGATACCCGGCGCTTAGCCATAACTCGGTCCTGAATCTGTTTGAGCTTCAGCGCGATTTTATTACTGCCGCGTACTTTCGCATTAAGCTTCATATCTTCAGTCCTCCCGTCCCCGCGCGTCGACGCAGTCGCATGAATTTCACACTGTACGCAGTCCGTGGCAGGTCACCGTTAATCGTCAAGTCATCCATCGTCACCGACGGCACGGCGAATGATGTGGATTCGTCACCCTCTTCCAAAGCAATAATTACCCCTGAATCCGGCCACGTTGTTTCGTCGCTGAATTCGGGGTAATAAACCCGGAAATCAGCCGCAATTTGCGCCGTAATTTCCATCCTTACCTCCATAAAAAAAGCACCATCGCAAAGACAGGGCTTATTCGGTTTCAGTAGCGTTGCCGCCGGGATCGGGCTGCTACGACAGGGCTTCATTGTCTTCATCATGCACGGCACGAATCAGACCAGACTAACGAACAAGTGATTGCTGAAGTCACCCTCCACCAGCGCAAAGTGGCCTCGTTGGATGGTGATGCGCTTGCCCGTAACAGCGTCAGTATTCTGGATACCGACACGAGCAACCCGCCCGGGGACTTTTAGATAGCCCTCAGGAGTGATTTCACGTTGAGACGGGATTGGATAGGACATGCGGTCACGAACAGTGATCCGCATAATTTTTCCTGTTAGTTAGTAGTTGAGACCTTTGATTTGAGCAATGGCATGGCAGCCACACCCAATGTGAGCCCTACCGGGGAATTCTCGCGTGTCATGGAAATATGACCGACTAACGCCCATACCGTTACAGCGTGGGCATTCTGGATTCGGATCGAGTTGAGCGTCAAAACCGTAGCCACCGTTATCCAGCGGTTCGCGCTTTTTGCTTTCTACTGCTTTCAGCCTGGCTTCCTCAAACTCTACCGCGTCCTGCCACTGGTACTGAAAACCAAATCTCCAGCAGTGGCGACAACAAAGGCGGCGCAGCTCGGTAATCTGGTTCGCATCGGCGGTTGCAATTTTCCACCACATTTTCAACACGTCATCTTGAGTGATTTGGATGCTTAGCGGCCATTCATCATCAGAGTTTTCAATTAGAAAGCAATTTGATTTTCAATTTGAAGAATTGTTTTTTTACGCGCTTTTCATGTTGCGCAGTGCGCAATTTCTTCTGCGCAGTTGTTTTTTGATATATCGCGCGCTGTAGTGTAATTCAGTCCCTGCGCTTCACACCAACCTCTCGGTGATACGCCAATATCGGCATGTACGGACAGGAACCGTTGCTGAAGCTCGCCCCAGTCCAGCTTTGCCATGATGATTTCCTGTGATTAGTACTACTACGATAGGACTACCTATGGTGATGGGGATAAAAACCCCAGCAAATGCTGCAATGCCAGGGTTGGGTTGGATCACTTTCGCTTTTATGTGATAACAGTTATCATTTGTGAATGAGTTGACACATAGTTTTACCTTTAAGGAAGGTTAATTGTGGGATGGAAAAAAAAGACAACGTTTGGTGCTTTTGTCGTTCTAATTGCAGGCATCTGTTACAAAAATTATATCCGATATGCCGGGCCAACTTGCGATGAAGTACCTTATGACAAAATAGTCATGGAGGTAAGAAGTGATCTAGTTAAATATAGAATTCCCCGATGGCCTGAACTTAGACAGGATAAACTTGGAACCAGTACACCGGTAATAAGTTTTCATACGAATGATTCATTTAAATCACCAGATACCTACACTTTAGCAGTGACGGTATCTGGCCCAGAAAAGAATCATCGCATGTTCGCCATGTATGAATGTAAAACAGGTTTAATCGAATATTCTGGTTCTGTCTCTAAGCAATGGGGGCAATCTTAATCCAGCCGGGCCTCAAAACTAAAAGCATCAGCGCTTCCCATTTCCACTTATTTCAAGCTCCCCCGGAATACTGATATCATACGGTGTTCCGGAAAGCGTCTCTAGTATTGACGTTGACCATTCGCCTAATGCATCACGGTGAGTACTCGGGTTTGCATCATATCTGTCATTATAAGCTCGAATAACGCCATTGTAGTTCCATGAGCCATCGGGGGATATATTGAGCGTCCCTTCTGTTTTCATTGTAATATTTCCAAGATAGGCAGCTGGAATAAAACCATCCAGTGAAGTATTGCGATTAAAATCATTACTAATATCGAAACTACCAATAGCGTTGCTGTTAATGATATCCATGACTGATGGGATTTGATTAATTTCAATATTAAGCCCAATATCATCAATATTTACATACCGGTCAGATCCATCACCAAACAGGTAATGCCGAAAAGCATCAATTGGTGCTAATAACCCGCTTGCAAGCTGTTCAGAGTCAGAACCATCAAATGAATCAAATAGGGCTTCAAGCGCATCCTCGAACAGATCTCTATTCTGCATATCATCATAAAGCGCCGACTCGACACCTGTTTTAATAACACAGTCACTCATTGGATATGCGACACAAGTTAGTATGAAATGATTCTTTTGTTCTTCCAACAAAAACGATCCATCTGACTGATCAACCTGCCCACTAATAAGTAAGGCTACGCATGTAGAGCACGCACCAGCTCGACACGAATATGGTAGTTCTATCCCCGAATTTTCAAATGAATCTAATATATATACATCATCGGGAGCATCAAACTCACTATTAGTAGTTAAGTCTTTAATTTTATATACAGCCATGTTGAATTCCTTTTTTTATTCTCACTAATATTAAAAACATCGCTTATCGGACGCAGTAACATCTCGGCCTATTACATCCAGGGCGCCTCTTGGCATTATTAATAGCTGTATTTACAGATTCGGTATTTTTTTCATTTGTACCCGAATCTTTAGAGGCTTGCTGAGGCTGGGTGTCCTTATCCTTTTCTTCCGACATATTTACTCCCTCTTTACATAAAAAATCCCCGCTATTGCGAGGCTCAGTTTGATTCTGTTATCGCATCATAAGCCCGTTCACACGTCAGGCCCGCTACTCTTGCCCGGTCAGCGTACGCTGCCAACTCTCCCGCTCTGTCGTCAGCGCGCTGGAGCACGTCGGCGAGCAATATTGCGGTACTGGCTCTTGCCGCGCTTGCTGCGGCAGTTGCGGATATGCAGCCGGTTTCACTTGCTGCGAGCTGGCGCCTAATTGTTGCAATGGTGCCCCGCAAGCCGTCAGCAGCAAACTGAGCATTAGCAGCATCAGTCTGTGCCTGTTCAATTTCACGCTGCGCGTTAGTCGATATCGCATTGATCGCTTCCTGTCGGCGCCGTTCTTCCTGACGCTCATCAGATTGACGTTTCGCCAGCGCCGTAGCATCTGCTATGTCCCGCTGGCCCCACTTGTGTTGCCACGCAGCATTGGCATCATCCAGTCCGGTTGTATATCGCCAGTGACTGAATCCCCATATTAAAAAAGCCACCAGCGTTATTAGCGTCAGTGGCTTCCAGTAGATTTTCAGAAATTCAGCGGCTATTGAGACAGGCATAATTTCCGCTCCTTATCTCTCCGAATAACCAACCCTGGCAGTTTCTTCCCGCCGCCATATACCCAGCGCGGAAACTGCTCGCACGCTGCTTGGATATTTCCGGCCCGGAATAGCTGGAACATCGTTGATTTCTGCATCGTCGGGCAACCAGCATTAAAAGCGATACTCACCGCTGCGCTGAATGCACCATCCAGTAGCTTTTTCCCGTTGGCGTAGCGATTAACGCAGGATTCGGCTTCCAGAATGTTTCGCTCCCAATCGCGCGCTATCTGCTCGTCCGTTTTCCCGGCGTAAACGTTGTGCGTATTCCCCAGCCCATCAGTTGCAATCCCAGCGGGGCAAATATACGGATCGCGTCGGCATTGTTCCGCATTGCCAATCAGTTCAAGCCCTGCCCTATCTGTGCGGACGTTATCCCATGACAAAACCGTAGAAATAGCGATCGCTACGGAGCAAACGACGCCAGCGGCAATTTTGCGTTTACCCATGATCACTCACCACGAGCCGCTTTTCGCTGGTCCTCACGAATCTTGAAATAAAGGTTTGTGAGATACGTTAGTAAGCCAAGTACAAGACTACCCAACACGCCGATAGCCGCCCACTGTGTCGGGGATACACTATCCAGCAGTTGCAGCATCCAAAAACCGGCACTACCTCCTGACGTTCCGTAAGCGACGCCGGTTGTTATTTTGTCCATACGCATAACCTCACCTCCGGCTCTGCCGCGGCGCTGTGTGATTTACGGGAATAAAAAAAGGCCGCTTATCGCGACCTTGAGATTCATAATGCTGAACTTTACTGCTTAGCTAAGCGCTCTTTAACGTTAGACATGCATACAGGAAATTGACGACTACGAAAAAATTCTTTGTTTTCTGCAAAGGGAGACTTCATCGACCTGTAAATTTTGCGCATCCCTGTTCCTCCTTCTATCGAAACATTCCTGTAATCTCCCTCGTCTATGCCAAAGTCTGAGAATGAATATCCCAAACGCTTAAACTTGGTCATTTCATCATCGACTATAGATGCAATGCTAGCATCGGTGGCGCCCCAACGCTCGGCCATGCTCCATTCACTTTCGCATAAGGCGAAAGCAGCTTTATCGGCGTCAGAAATCATTGATAGCGCAGGGCTAGAGATTACCAACAGAAGGAAAAGTGCTCGTTTCATATCTAGTCCTTTAGTGGTTATAGCAAAACATTAAGCGATTCTGACTAAGCAGAAAAGGCCACCGCTTGGTGGCCCTAGAGGGATTATGTTATTCAGTAGCCGATATAAAATGGCAAAATGATATACCAAAGGATTAACCCGCAAACAACAGCAAGGCATATTGCCGAAACTATGAGTCCACCACTTTTCTCTTTGGAGGCTTTGAAAACCAGCACGCAAATTACGATAATCAGCATTGCCAAAAATAAGAATGCGGGTATCAATATCATCCCCATAAAATTGCCTTCCTGAGCATTATAATAGTCTTTAAATATCACATAATTAGCAAAGTCGCTATGTTTACTATGTCAATATTTTTGTTTACCTTAATAGAGGAAATCTTAAAATAAAAAACCCGCACTAATGGCGGGTTATAAAACTTCTGCAATATATCAGAATTTATTAAACTATGGTCTATTTAATTGACTTTTGCAATACCTTTCTGTGAAAAAGTGATTTTTTGTTGCGATCGTATTCGCGAAACCGATAGCAAAGAGTCGCTATCAAGCCTCTCAAAAATTAAGCATAAAGAGCGCCAGTAATCAGAATAATTCTTGCTCCAGTTATCAGGTTTTACCCCCACAAGCGCGGCTAAATCGGTATACTGATAGCGGTCACGTCCGGCCAATTGCCCACTTACATCCTGGGCCGCCAGCCAAATAAGCGGTTTAAGTCTTTCCATTGTCTTCCCCGCCACCTTGCGCGTGCCTAACTTCAATTTAAACTCACTCCACGCCCATCTAGCGATCGTCGTCTGATGTTCAAACCGGATGTCTTCGCTGTAATTCCAGAGAAGCCATGCCTTTTGGTGTGCATCGAGAGAAAATAGAGCCCGGCGCCACGATGCGGTGCGATATTCTATTTGTTGAATCAAGGCGATCGACGACCCTTTGGCATGTGACTGTTTACCCTGAACTGGCGGATTATTAAGCGTGATAAGTTTTCCGGTTTCGGCATCAATAACCTTAATCCGCTTACGCTTAAACCTGCCAGTATCAAACTGTGCATCTTCAAGCCACGCCTGAAGCTGTCCTTTGGTCCCGCCACTTAGGTCGGCAGTCGCTATTTTGAGTTCTTCGCGAATAAACTGTAAAAACTGAGCCGTCATGCGGCCTCCTGATGACAGGCGCGCCTCCGCTCATGAGTGCGGACTTTGCGGGTGAAAATGGATTTGATGCGTTTGAAATATTCGACATCGAATTTTCGTGGCGTGTTGTTGCAATTCAGGTCTTCAACCCTATCGGGGCCGATGCGATTAATCAGTCCCTGTTCAAAGGCTTTTTGCGCCCCGCCTCTGTCACGATTACTGCGGACACATTGTCCGGCCGTATTGTGCAGATTGAATGCCAGCCACGGACGGACACCGCGACTGTGATAATGCCCGCAATCCATTGTTCCACCAAATTTCAGCTTCGGCATCGCACCACAACTGATACAGGACTTTCCTGCGTCGTGCAGGCAAACATAACGATTAAAAGCGGCCTGTGCTTCACGTTTCCAATCGCTACGGGTTTTCAGCACCAGTTTTCGTATGCGGATCTGCTGTCGCTCTGCTCTCGCCTTTTCACGATGGATCTGCTTATTTTCCTGTTTCGCGCGCTGGCGAGCCCTTTCCGTCTGTTTCTTTCCATAGGCTGCCGTTGCCGAATAGTCATAAAAGCAAACGATCTGCCCATCGCGGGACGGATGAAAACACTGGCCGCATGATTTACATTTCCAACGGGGTAATTTAGCCATGTTGTTCTCCCCATCGTTTAGCCCATTTTATTTCCAGCTTGGATTTTTCGCTAAATATCACATTCTGCTGAGTGCCGAACCAGTAATTGGCCTCAATAACCTCCACCATCTGTCGAACATTCATTTTGCTGGTACACTGACCGAATATCACAACCCCGCCATCCAGGCCGGGTGCCATGCGCTGCTTTTGTCTTTTCGACTTCGTCACCATCGCGGTGATCAGGTCTTTCCAATCGTCGGTGTCGTATTTGTTACCGAACCAAATCACCTGGTCAGAAAGATCTTCTTTAAGGAGCGGCCACATCTTCCGGTTTTGTTCCGCCGTACGTCCCGGCGCTTTAATGTCCACTACCAGCGGGCGTTTTTGATCAACAGGCAGTTGGCGAATAAAATTAATGGCATTTTGTTTGACGATTTCACTTGCGAGATGGAATTGCTGTTTCATGCCTCACCCCGCAGGATGAGCACTGAATACAAGAAATCGCTGGCGTCGTTAAACGTCAGTCGGTGGGGATTTTCGGTGTAAGTATGCGCCATTGTTTTTTCTCCAGTGGCGCAGCAGGTGTCAGGTGTTCAGGCTGACTAAGGAAGTTTATCAGGGGAGCAAACGCGATATCCAGCTTTTTCTAACATCAGTGTGAATAGTGTCGGAGTTCCAATAATTTCATCAGGTTGCAAAATCATGAATGAAACGATATCCCCGTCTCTATACATTAGCGCACGATCACAATCAGGAAAATCCATAAACTCCGCAACCACGGCCTTATCGCGGCAACGAATGACTGCATATCCTGTGGCAGGTAATTCTTCTTGTACTTTGGCCACTTGATCCCTCACAAAACACTGTTTATTTATACAGCATATTATTACCTGAGATATTTCTGAATGTAAATAAAAAAGGCCCACACGGGTCCAAAACAAGTCAACTTATTGTTTTTATTAAAAATCATGAAATTAACCTATACCAGCGCTTCAGCAAACGGTAGCGACACAGCGTTACCACAGCGTGTATCGACTTATCTTTCAGGTAGCTTGCCGTGATTTCGTGTTATAAAACACTCTGTACCATCATTAATTTATAAATTTTATAATGATCGAATAGCTGCACTGAGGGAAAGAATCATAAACTTATCATTTGATGAGCTTATGTCTTTTTACATGTAATGATGCAAGTAAGCTATTGTATTGTAATAAATTAACATGTGTTTTATTGAAGAATTTTCACATGTACTTTCGATAGACAACGATTAAACATGGCAATGATAGGTTAATAGCAGATAAGGGGTATCACCTGTTACAAAATGCGACGGGCGCCGTTAAGATCTATGGTGCGCCGGCAATTTCCCGGCGCGTTCAATTTGTAAATAAACCATTTCCACTGCTGCAGGCCATACCGTTTCAGGTATATCCACCAGTAACAGAGATTCCAGTTCAATGATCCGGCGAGTGGCGTAGTACAAAAGTGAATCAGTTATGCGCCACCGTCCTTACGACTAAGCAAGTGATTCGGAGTTTACAGACAACTTAGGCGTGGTATAGAGTGGGATGATAGAATATTTGGACTCCCCATCCGCTATAACGTCATCTTCGTTTAGATAATCAACCTCACTTTCCAGTGAGTTCCAGATTATTACTTACGCACATTTTCTCCAAATATGCTCTGCCGTCCGGTGTCATGATTCCATACCTGAACGGCTCCGGTTCTTGCTGTCCTAACAATTCAGAGCGAAGCGCCAATATTTCCGTATTCAATCGGGTAAGCTCTTTAGCGACGCCAGCCTGCACAGATTCCGTAACGGGAATATCTATCATGGCCCTGATGCTGCTTAGCTCCAGAGAGTTGCCAGATTCAGCAGACAAAAGCCGTTCAATTCGATCGGCTACAGCACTCAAAAAGTGCTCTTCCGGCATTTGATTATTGGCGGCCATGGAGCGAATGATTTCGATCATCACGGCCGTAGACATATCAGGTTTCATGCCCGTACCTCCGCCAAAAGTTTGTTAAGTTGAGCCTGTGCCGGATAAACGCCGAACGCTATTTCAACTTTCCCTGCAGGGTAATATTTCGCTTTCCGGCATGAGCCAATTGATTGAATGAGGCCAGCCTTTTTCAACGTATCAATGGCGTGGCTTACTTCCCGGGTAGTCAGGTTCAGACAACGGGTCAACTCCGCCGGATTTCCCCCCTCTTTCATGCGGATGTAACCTGCAACTCGCTGTTGCGTAGTCATTTTTCTGGTCATTGGTCAAAACTCGTTTGTTGTTAAATCAATCCTTCCGCTTTCTTGCGAAGGTACTCTTCGTACATCAACTGGGCGGGAGTCGGCCCTGCCGGATGTTTCGGCGCTGCGAGCTGCCGGCGAATCGGCGGAATACTCATCCCGTTATTCACGGTTTTTACCCATTTCGTTAGCAGACGCTCTGCCAGTCGTTCCAACTCCCCTGCTGTCATTCGGCGCTCAACGCCAGCCCGGCGCATTTCGATGCAGATGTGATACAACACCGGGTGGCGCCACGGGAATTTCTCACTGCCGGAATACCGATATGACTCGTTCCGCCAGCGCTTATATTCGGCCATCACGTCATCAACGTTCAGCCCAAACGGATTTACCCGGCACTCGGTAGCAATCAATACGAAATCCGCCAGGTCAGGCGGCCACGAATTCCCAGACGCACACCGTGCAATACAGCCGTTGCACACGCTCGTTATCTGGTCACTAGTCATGCTCCCAATCTGAGCAATCCACAGGTCGTTCGGGCGATTGCCATTCTTCGTGGTCCAACGGTTGGAATAAATTTTCCCCATCGTCTCCCACAAAGTCCACGCTGTTTCCTCTGCGCTCACGTTCCCAACGTTCGCGTTCGGCCCGGATTTGTTGTACTGCCACTGACTCACCGCTGGCGGTGTTTGATTGTGGTTTCTCATTTGGACCTCCGATTTTTTGTTTACCTACCCTGCTTCGCTCCTGCTGGATGTGCCGGGCAAATTTCTGTTCCCACTGGAGCTGGTGAAATGCCTTCCCCTCCAGCTGCCAGTACATGACAAACGATGCCAATTCGGTTGGCTGGTAGTCTTCCGTCAGGATGATGCCCCCCAGTGCTGCCCGCGATCGGAAATCCAGGGATGGGATCCAGCCGGAAAACATTGGAAATTTACCCATTGGCTCGGCAGCATCCGGCAAGACAGTTTTTTCACCACCCTCAGGAGATAAATTTTCCTCGCGCATTATGTGTGGGGTTTTATCCTTTCCATTCCCTGATCCCTGATCCATTCCTACCGGTACTGTTACCGTATCTGTACCGTACTGATACGGTATCAATTCCATTTGTTTGATTTTGCTATCTTTTTTCTTGTTTACCACTTGATGTTTCACAAAGTTTTTTATTAAGCCAAAATGTTTGCCATCCGGCGTAGAAAACATGGATAAATAACCATGGTTTGACAGCTCCCGTAGCATTACGGTAATAGGAACGGATGGTTCACGTAGTGGGAAAACCGCCGCTTTAATCAGCTTAGGATTGGCGTTGAAATAACCTTCATCGTCGGCATAATTCAGCAAGCCAATGGCCAACAAGCACGCACACTCTGATGCTTCTGCAAGGTCTTCATCCATCCAGAACTCCGGCTTGATTGTGCGTATACGGCCCACTACTTCACCTCCAGCACTTCTGGCCTGAATGCCATCACGGCTCTGTCGCTCTCACACAACCAGACATCTGTCGGAAACATCACGGGATATCCACCGTGCAAACGCGGATCCGTTATGCGTTCAGATGCCCGGCAGTAACGAAATGGTGTGACGGTTTTACCAGCATGCTTACCGAATGTGACGTGACAGGGTTTCCAGGCACGGATTTTTGAGTCAGGCATGTGATGCCTCCATACGGCGAAATTCGATGGCCCAGCACCATGGGTTGGCCTGCCAGCTTGCCTCGCCGTAGATGGATTGCCATGTTTCAGCAAAACGATCGCTGGCATACAACCCTGTGCAGTCATCGCCGGTGGCAGTGAGTTTCGCTGTGCTGGTGAAACCCTCAGCGACCGCATCCTCTTCGCTGATATCGTTTAGTCGCTCAACGCGCACATCGGTAATTTCCAGAGTGATGCGGCTGGTCCATCGCGGCATGTGGATAGCTGGAACTGACTTCCCTTCACCGTTGCGGTATCGATAAAGGTCAATCCAATTCCCCGAATCAAGAGGCTCGGCCTTGACGGGAATCTCAGTTTGATCTGCTGGATAGCAAACCACGTCCAGACCAGTCTCCAACTCTTTAGCCTGGCACGTCTCCCGTACGCACAGCCGATCGCCGGGTTGGCCAAACGAGCATTTGGTACTCCATGTGCCGCAGCTGCTTTTGGTGTAAGCCAGCAAACCATCGATTTCGTCGCCTCGTTCTGCACGACCTGACACTATTTCGATTTGGTGGTCATGACGTGACCAACTGCGATCAAATGACTGTGGCTCCACGATGCGCCGCGTCTGCGTTTTCTGTCCTGACAAAATCGTCCGAACCATATCGCAGTTAAAAATAACCCCTCGCTCTTTCATAGCTGGGTTCCTTCGTAATGTTTATTGGTCAAAACTCGTTACCGCCTGTTGCGCGCCGGCTCGCCCTTCTTCAATCTGTACTGGCGGGCAATCTCAGTCGGCATAATGTCGGCAATCACCGGTGCCAGTTGCTCGACATACTCCGCATAGCGTTTTGAGTTGAACAGGTTATCCAGCTAGCGGAAAATGTTCTGTCTGTTATTCCGAGCAGAATCGCCCAGTTGCAGGCCACGGCCACCACGGCGGCGCCATTCGTCAACCACCAACTGCGCGATGATTTCTTACACTCTGCCCGGCAATGTTTTCTGCCATGCCTCCACAGCTTCACGAACGGCAACATGGCCAACGGCGCCAGCTCGGCGAGAAGATTGATTTTTGGATTTCAATAATCCCGGATCGGTGTAGTTATCATCCTGATAAGAGATGGTTTGCATTTATGCCTCCTGTTCCTTGGGTAGGCCATCAGTTGGGTTTGGGTAAAGATCTGGGCGCAGTTCGTGGGGGGTAACGCCGGTTGCATTGTAAATGGCGAGAACGCGATCGGCTGGGACACCGTTTCTTTTCCATAAACTCACAGACATTTTGCTGATGCCCAACACGGCACTGAGTTTGCTCGCTGAGCCCGCTAATTGGATTGCACTATCAAGACCTGTCATTTTTACCTCCATTCAAAGATGAATAAAGTAAAGCATTTATTTACAAAATTATCAATAGTCGCTTTTCTATGCTGATGTAAAGCAAAGGTTTACAATGTGGTTATGACGATAAAAAACCCAGATAACAGCCTTGTATCAAGGCTTACCGAACTGAATAACAAAGGGCTTTCTAAGTCCGATATGGCTCGCGTCGCAAACGTGAGTAAACAAGCCGTTACTGGCTGGTTTAGAACCGGAACAATTAGTAAAGCATCCGCATTGGCTGTGGCAGAAGCTGGCGGGGTTTCAGTTGCATGGCTTCTTGGTGAGAATGTTGATGAAGGCTCTGGATTAAAAACACGTGAACGTCAAATGCTCGATTTATTTCGCCAACTCCCTGAGTCTGAGCAAGACCGCATGATAGATTTATTTCAGGTTCGATTAAGAGAAATTGACGAATATGTCGAGAAGTATTTGCGAGGCAGGTTTAAGCAGGAAGATGACCATAACTAATTTACTCACAAATGATTGCCTCTGTGGGAGGGATAAATGGAAAGTTTTAAGGCTCGGCTCAAAAACCACATTGAGCACGTTAAGAAAGTCTGTGAACACTGCACAACAGAGGAAACAACTAAGCAGGCATTGATACTACCGTTTTTAGATATTCTGGGTTTCAATGCGTATGATCCGCAAAAAGTAAGGGCTGAATATGGAGCGGATTTCCCTGGAGTAAAGGCAGGAGAGCGAGTTGATTATGCGCTATTTTGCCAAGGCGTTCCCGTAATGTTTATTGAAGCAAAATCCTATCGCGAGAAGATAGACAACCACTGCCCCCAGCTTTCCCGATATTTTAACTCCACCCCTGAAGTTACTATTTCTGCTATTACCAACGGCGTAGAATGGCGTTTTTTTACCGACCTGAAAGAGAAAAACATTATGGATCCGACACCGTTTTTGCGGATACGGATGGATGATGTTACGGATTCAGATGCAGAACAACTATTTCGATTCAGACATGACAAATTCAAGCCGGAAGCGCTGCGAACTCTAGCTGAAGAAAGTGTTTATATATCTGCGTTTGTAAAAGTTATTAGCACCAGCCTTAAAGAAGTTGATACTGAATTTGTTCGCTATGTGGCTGGACGAGCAAATATCGGACGCCAATTAAACCAGCGGTTCATTGATTCAATAACGCCACTTGTGCGACAAGCTGTCGAGCGCTCAGTTAGCGCAATGGTGGTATCAGGTTTATCATCCAAATCACCAACCGTTGAGGAGATTACTGACAGTAAAACCGAAGAAACGGTCCTTGTGGATGAACGATCTGATATTATCGATCCAGATAACCCAAACATTATAACTACATACAATGAACGTGTGTTATTTGAGAAAATTGCATCAATCGTTGGACCAGAGTATGAACTATATCCAAAGGATACCGAATCCTATTACTCTATACTATTTCAGGGTAAGACGAACCGATGGTTAGTCCGCTATCATGACAAAAAGAATCGATCCTCAATTCAACTCCCTATTGATATAACACCAATCACCAGTAACGAAATCAAAAGGGCTGGTTTGGAGTGTGATAGCAATAGAATTTTCATAGATCATCCAGAAGATGTTCTCAGGATATCCGGACTAATACTTGATTCTTTGCAGTATGTACAGAACGATGAGAACTTCCGAAAACGGCGTTCATAGAACTACTATACGTTAATCTAACGAACTCTCCCATCCCGCTCTTGGCGGGATTTTTTATGCCTATCATCTGTCAGATTCAATTAAAGTAAAGAATCAATTTATCAAAATAAACATCAACACTTGACTAAATGGTAAAGTTATTGTTTACTTAATTCGACGCAGCAACAAGCCACCAGCAGAATCCCACGAAGCAATACCGCGAGTTACTTCGTATCTGCACGGTGACCAAGTAGCCAGCCCGAGGTGTAAGAACATGACGGCAGTTGCTGAAATTAAAGTAATCGCGCAGCAGGTATCAACGTTCTGGCAGCCGGGAAGACGGCAGATGAGGGAAAGCGATGAAAGAAAAGATGGTGATTAGCTATGACAGCCCACTGTTCAACGAAGGTATTAGTAACTTCATGTTCGTCAAACGCGTTCAAGGATGGGAAATCCAACTGGACGCAGATCGTCAGCAAGTAATCTTCATCCGATGATCAATTATCAGCGGTTACGCAGGGCGAAGCAACTGGCCCGCCGGGCTCAGGTTCAGCGCAACAGTAAAAAATGGGATGCGGCAAATCGCATCATAGCAAGGGCAATAGGAAAGGAAATTATCGGATGGAAACACTTTTTGCATTAGTCATCACCGTCTGCACGTTTGGCAGCCATTGTCAGGATGCAGTGTTAGAGATTTACGAATCTGAACGGGATTGCGAACAAGCCGCGTACGAACAGCGTATTAATGGCGAATGCTTCCCCGTAGAGGAGATTATCAGGGCTGACGACCAACAGCCTGTAACTAAGTAATCGAGTTCTGACCAATTACCATTATTGGCTTGTTGCCGGCACCAGAGAAAAGCGACACGAACGGTGAAAGCCCGGGCCGGAGACGTAACCGGCAACTGAATTAGATAACTGTGAAAATTGCTGTGTGTAGTCTTTCGGCGGTGCGGGTTTCTCCCTTTCCAATCCGCCGCTTTTTAAAACGCAAAAAACCGCCGAAGCGGTTTTTTGCGCCGGTTCGCCGACCAAAGCTTACCGGAATCGAGTTTTGACCAATGACCACTACCCTGAGGCGGCAACCATTAGCTGCCGGGGATTGTACAATCCAAAGGAGCTTAAACGCAATGATCGAATTTGCATACCTGATCAAGGCCAAGGCCAAAAGCCTTTTCTGCTGGTTCAGCGCTAAATCCGAATCCCGCGTCAACCGAGACATCCATAATATTCTGGAAGACGCCGAAATCGAAACCGATCGGGGTGCCGATTACCAACTACCTATCAGTGCAGACTTTCCCGTATTTGATGATCTACCGGAAGAAGGTGTTCTGGATGACACCTGGTGCGACCGTTACGAGCTCGCGGATGATGAGCGTACGTGGCGAAAAATTCTCGGCACTGAACAGAAGTCAACCAACATTCAAGATGACCACACCAGCACTGCCGGCGCCCAGCCCACAGCTGTGCCTGGCGATGCCGCCGGTACAATCATTATCGACCAGGCGACCTTTGCCCAGCGCGTTCTCGGCGCGTGGCTGTATGGTTCATTCACCAAACTGTTCGCTGGTCAGCAGGGTGAAATTAGAGAATTGCAACATGATATGGATGCCATGTATCCGCAAAACCGGTTGCTGGCGCTGAAAAACGCAAAAGACCGGCTCCAGCTACAGCACTGTTTCCCGGAAACGCTGTTCGAACTGATCCACAATATCAAGTCCACCTGGCCGGCGCCGGTAACCGAAGACTACACCGACGAACTGAATGATTTTGACCTGCGTCGCCTTGAAGCGGAGATTAACTCCCTGCCCCAGCCTGACGAACCTGATGCTGCGGAGAAATTCGCGGCATTGGAAAAGAAACTGGCGGCGGCAAAACGACATTTGTCTGATGAGCTATATGAGGGTTTCTCCGTAACCTTGTGTGATATGAGGACGGAATATCTCGCCAGTTAAGATCCCGGGAGGCGAAAACCTCCCGCCTAAAACTGATATTAGAAAATCTAAATCACCCAAAATCATTGAGTAACGTAATGAGGCGCCCATGGGAAAACTCATCACACTGAACGAATGGTGCGAGCGTCACTATTCGGGCAACCCACCGACGATACAGACTTTGCAACGTTGGGCCAGAGCCGGGAAGATTTATCCTGCCCCGGAAAAGCATGGGCGAGAATATCGCGTACGTGAGGACGCCGTATTTATCAACCCCAAAGACTATAAGTTATCCCTCCGAATAATCGCGGAAAACAAAGGTTTTAATTCAGATCTTGTGAGGAAAATTATTAATGGCAAAAAGGATGACAAGGTATGACGCCAACCTGCCGCGCAACCTCACATACCGCAAACGGAGAAAATCATTCTACTGGAGAAACCCATTAACTGGAGAAGAGTTCAATCTTGGCGCGATTGCTCGCAGGGACGCCATTTCACAGGCAATTGAAGCAAACTGTTTTATTGAGAAAAATTACTCACCAACCACTCTGCTGGAACGACTTCAGGAGAAAAAAGAGAGCACCTTATCTGAGTGGCTAGATCGTTACATAGTGATAATTAAACGGCGCAAACTAGCTGAAAATACATACAAAATTAGAACCGGGCAAATAGCCACCATTAATCAATCGTTAGGAAGCAAAACTTTAAAGGAAATAATGACCAAGGATATTGCTAGTTTTCTGGAGACTTATTTCCAACAAGGAAAATTATCTATGGCTGGAGGATTTCGCTCAGTTCTATCCGATATTTTCCGCGAGGCAATTGTAGAGGGGCATATTGAAAATAACCCCGTGGCGCCAACTAGAGTCCCAACCAGTAAAGTAAAGCGGGAGCGCTTAGAACTGGAACAATATAAAACTATTCGCCAGGCAGCCGAACATCAACCAGCATGGTTTGGCCTATCTATGGATCTGGCACTTGTCACAGGACAACGGCGGGAGGATGTTACCCAAATGCGCTTCAGCCATATTGTTGATGGATGTTTGCTCGTCGAGCAAGGTAAGACGGGTAACAAGCTGGCATTACCAATGGATTTAGGACTGAATGCTATCGGTCCCACTCTTGGAGACGTCATAGAACAGTGTCGGATAGCCAGCAAGTCCGATTACTTGATTAGCGCCGGCATCAGAAAAAATAGTCCTGACGGCATCATGAATCCCGACAGTCTAACCAAGGGGTTTGTCAAAGCGAGAGCGGCCACGGGCATCATTTTTGATGATAATCCCCCAACCTTTCATGAGATACGAAGCCTAGCTGGGCGACTCTATGAGAAGGAACGAGGAAAGGAGTTTGCTCAGAAGTTACTCGGTCACAAATCGGCCAAAATGACAGACAAATATCTGGATACCAGGGGCAAAGAATACACCTATTTATAAAAAGACCGGATATAGAATTTCGGGCCGATTTCGGGCATTTTAGGGCCAATAAAAATAAAGTCCTTATAAATCAATGAATTAAAAAAAGACCGAATACGATTCCTGTATCCGGTCTAGGGAAATGGCTCTTGGGAGAGAGCCTTGCGCTAAAAGTTGGCATTTTTACAAGCTGAACTAGCCTTGTAACCTAAGCGTAGTCAACTCCCTCGCATTTTCCAGTTTTCCCATGGCGGAAATTATTACAATTCGGATAAATATCACACTTATAATTAACTGCAATCACCCACAATTTAACATTTAATTAATAATCAATAACTTTATTGCTGACTGTCGGGATCGCAAAGTTGTTCAGCCAGTTCAACAAACGGCTGTAAACTTTTCTTCTGACCAGGGTTATTGGGATCATCCAACCAGATGGTATCGATCGGCTGCGCGTTTACCCGGCCAGCTTTCATTTGTGCGATAGCGGCATCGTTGAGCGGATATTGCATCAATGTGGCGGTATTCAGGGCATACAGCGCCTTCCCGGGCCGACATATGAGCTGCACTTCTTCTCTCGTGAAGGCCCACTTATCGCCATACTGTAAACGGCTTATATTTGCCAGCTTCGCTGCTGCAAAGGCATTCACAGACATGGACACAAGAATAAGGGATAGCGTTAGTTTCTTCATCATGATGTTCCTGAACATGATTATTCAGAGGCGTTTGATCGTCGCAGCTACGCGGCGCCCCCGATCAAAAAGTAGATTTCATTCCATATAAAACAGAGGGTTACTAAATATAAGCTGACAATGATGATAACGATAGTGACCGGTGAAGTCGAGCGGCAAAGCGGCTTATCTGGCGGCAGGGATGAATAAGGTTGTCGTAGAGGGGGTATCGAAAACGCGACCTATTTCAGAACATGATAAACCGGGGTAAGGCACGGGCGGCCATCATTGCGTGGCAATGCGATCGCTCAGCCGATGCGCATTGCCACGGTCTCTCTTCATATTTTAAATCGCAGGAGTGTTAACCTCCCACATTTTAAAATCCGTTGGCTAGAGACAAAAATCTTCGTCAGCCGAAAGAACTCAGGCTGATTCACTACCCGCGGTACTGGTCGCCATTTTTTTCAGCTCTTGATCGATAAAGAACAAACCGCCTTCGTTGGTATTAACCAGCGCCAGTTTATCCAGAATAGAACTGAACAGTTTTTCTTCTTCATGCTGCTCTGCCACATACCATTGCAGGAAGTTGAACGTTGAGTAATCCTGTAAGGTGATGGCTTCATGAGCCAGTTCATTAATTTTTTCAGTAATCAACTGCTCATGTTCATATGTCTGCTTGAAGACGTCAGCCAGTGAGGCAAAGTCTACCGGCGGCGCAGCGATAGCGCCTAATATTGGCATGCTGCCCGTATCATCCAGATAGTTGAACAGCCGCTGCATATGCTCCATCTCTTCCTGGGAGTGCACTTTTAGAAAAGCGGAAGCGCCTTCAAAACCTTTATCGCCACACCAGGCACTCATTTGTAAATATAAATTGGCGGAATAAAACTCCAGATTAAGCTGTTCATTCAGTTTTTTAATCATTTCTTTTTTTAACATAATCATTCCTTATTTCTCTGGCAGGTAAATGTTTGCAGCTCATTATGCCTGAATGCAAAAAATAAAAACATCTTATTAACTAAATTAACAATAATTATTTTTTATTTTAAAATCATAAAGTTAACATAATTTAATTGATATTGATTTTTATTTACAGCAAATACTTCGCTGTTATTATTGATAATAATTTTTATTATCATGCGTATGGGTTAAATAAAAGTTCGGCTTATTTTGTACTATTCGAACACATAACGGAGGCTTGCCATTTCCCAGCCTCTGTTTTACTTTGACGGACAACGCGTCTTACCAGGAGAAACATCCCATGGGATATAATTTGGCAGATCTTTCCAAAGAAGAGATGGACAAGGTTAATGTGGATTTAGCGGCATCAGGCGTGGCTTTCAAGGAGCGCTATAACATGCCGGTCATCCCTGAAATGGTAGAGAAGGAGCAGCCGGAACATCTGCGTAGCTATTTCCGCGAGCGCGTTGGTGTATACCGCCAGCTCTCTTTGCAGTTCTCTCGCCTGCCTTACGAGCCGAAATCGAAATAATCTCTTACTCACGTCGCCGGTGACATATTTCATCGCAATAAAAAATACTTTCCCCTTGCATCTTGGGCAAAACAGGCGGTTAATGTACTGGCAAACCAACCTTTTACCAAGCGAGGTCAGAAATGAGTAAAGGAATGGACAGCAAGAAGAACAGCAAAAAGAAACCCCTGAAAACCGCAGCAGAAAAGCGTGCGGATAAAAAGGCCAAGAAGGCACAACCACAGGCGGATGCTATTATTTAA